AGCACAACTTATAAAATCATCAGCTGAAACAAAAGCAGATCAATGGGAGTTGATTGAGTTTCCAGCTATTCTTCCAACCAATCAAGCGGTGTGGCCAGAGTATTGGAAGTTATCAGAATTAGAATCTGTCAAAGCTTCTTTGTCGGTTCAGAAATGGAATGCACAATGGATGCAAAATCCAACGGCAGAAGAGGGATCAATCATTAAACGTGAGTGGTGGAGAGTTTGGGATAAACCTTATATCCCTCCTTTAGATCATGTCATTCAAAGTTATGATACAGCGTTTCTTAAAAAAGAAACGGCGGATTACTCTGCAATCACTACCTGGGGTGTATTTAGATTGAACGAGGATAGCGAACCAAATCTAATATTACTAGATGCTTATAAGGAAAGATTAGAGTTTCCAGAATTAAAACGAAAAGCATTAGAACAATATAGCTACTGGAATCCAGAAACGGTGATCATTGAAGCTAAAGCATCAGGACTACCTTTGACCTATGAATTACGTAAGATGGGTATTCCCGTTGTTAACTTTACACCGAGCAAAGGAAATGATAAGCATGCAAGAGTAAATGCAGTTGCGCCATTGTTTGAATCAGGACAAATATGGGCACCTGATCAAAAGTTTGCTGAAGAGGTCGTAGAGGAATGCGCAGCATTTCCTTACGGGGATAACGATGACTTGGTAGATTCTATGACTCAAGCAGTAATGAGATTTCGACAAGGTGGTTTTATAGATCACCCAGAAGATTATAGAGACGAGCCAGTGATTCATCATAACAGAACTTATTATTAATATGGCAGGAATCGAAGAAGCATTTGAAAAGTTTTCAGATAGATTAGCAAGAGAAGAATCTAAAAGATATGCTAGAGATGAACAGGGTGATTACGTAGAAGAAGTACAAGATCCCTATCCCGTAAAATTAGGACCCTTACAATTAGGTGCTAATGCAAATATTTCCACAGGACAATATTCTCCAAATAAATATGATAATGTTTCAACAATGAATCGTAACGTTGGTTTAAGAGGAAAATATAATGTTCCAGATTCTGGAATTGCATTACTTGGAAGTATTGGCGATGTTAGATCATCACAAAATGTTAAAACAAATTTACCATTCAATCCAATGACAGGCGAAGCAAGTCCTTATAGTGAAATGAGAAAAGATGTTTACAAAGATAGTCCCTATTCAGTTGGTGCTCAATATACTCCACAAGGTACAGATGAGATGTATAGTGCTTTGTACAATAAAGGTGGTGGATATAATTTAGGTTATAACAAAGGACCTGTTAATGTTAGTTACACATCTAATCCAGGATTGGGAAATAATGTAATGTTGAGAGGTCAATATAATTTTGCAGACGGTGGTGTTGCAAGTATGTTTAGAGAAAGACCGGGATACGCGGAGGGTGGTAATTATTATGGTACAGATAGATTAGGTAACTCTAATTTTTTTCCAATTTATAAAGATTCATTATCAAATGATTATACAACATCTATTGAAGGAACTAAAAGAAATATAAGTCCTGAAGAAATACTATCTAGATATTTAAGTTTAGGGGGAGGGGATAGTACTAGTTTTAACCCTGCAAATTATAATCAAATGTCCAATGATTATTATTCACAAAACCCTCAAGAACGATATGCAGAAATACCATTAGTTAATTTAAATAATTTACTAGAGTATAATAATTTTTTTGATCCTAATACTGGAAATTTTAAAGTAGGAGATTTTATTAATAGAGATACAGATTATCTTTCTGCTTCTGCAGAAGAAAGAAATCCACAACAAAATGTTTACTATAATAGTAATGAACATAACTATAATCCAAAACTTTTGTCTAATTTAATAAATCAAGGATTTAATATTCCGTATGTTAAAGATAGTAATGAGTTAGTTCATGATATTAGATATTTAACTAATGAAGATACAGGAGAAAATGAACACTATGGTATAACTTATTCAGGTAAAAAAGTTCCATTATCACAAATAGATTCGTTTAATCCTAAAAACACATCTGGAAGTTTTTCTCCTTTTCAATATTCATCGTCAAATACTCAAGCTCCAATAGGAAATTCACAAGGAACACCATTTACAAATCAATCTCAAGTAGATCCATTTTCAAATATCCCGCAAGTAGATCCATTCACAGGTGATCTTACAACACAACAAGATAAACTTGAGTTCCAAATGCCTCAAGATATGTTTCTACAAGAAAATATATTTCAACAACCTTCACCTGTAGATCAATTTATTGGTGAAAGAAGATTTCAAGCTGAAGCAGATGCTGCTGCAAGAAGTGGAATTCCATTTACAAAAACTAAAGATGATTATTTTTCAGATCTTGGATTAACTGCTTATGGTAAAACAGCTTTTGATGCTTTTAATCAAATTGGTTTAACGCCAGCAAAACAAACTTTAGTTAATCAAGCTTTAAGTTCTGCACCTGGAATTGGTAGAGCTTTATTAGGAGAAATTGGTGGAGGATTTAAATCTATTCCTGGAGGAGTAGGACTTGGTGAATATGTTGGTCAAGGTTTAAGATCTTTAGGGCAAGCAGCAACTTTAAATAATGTTAACCTTGGTGTTAATCCAGCTGTGGGTGGTGGAACATTAGGTTCAAGAGTTTTAGGAAGTTTAATAGGAGCACCTGCAATTTATGCAACAGCTTTATTTAATCCAACCACAATGGGCAATGCAGAATTAACTCCTGCGATGAGATCTCAACAAGAAGCCGCGGCTCGCGTTACGCCTACAAGAATGGCATACGGCGGACGAGTGAGTATGTCTGATGGTGGATTGACAACAACGATAGCACCTGCTAAAGGTCCTGACTCACAAGGTGTTGAATCATTATTTAGAAGAAGGTATAATTAATCATGGCAGAAATCGATAAGTCATTACCCAATACAAAAACTACTATTGAAATTCCAGGTCAAACTGAAGTTGATCAAACTATTCAAGAACAAGTAGAACAAGCACAAGATCCATCTGTTGAAATTAATATGGATGAAGATGGTGGTGCAGAAATTTCTTTTGATCCAAGTGCTGCAGCTCCTCAAGGAGGTGAAGATCACTATGCAAATTTAGCAGAACTTTTAGATGAAAGTATTTTAACAGAAATAGGATCTGAATTAGAAGGACAATACAAAGATTATAGATCTTCACGACAAGATTGGGAAACAGCATATACGAATGGTCTTGAACTATTAGGTTTTAAATATGAAAGAAGAACTGAACCTTTTAATAATGCATCAGGTGTAACACATCCAGTTCTTGCAGAATCAGTAACACAATTTCAATCACAAGCTTATAAAGAATTATTACCAGCAGACGGGCCTGTTAGAACTCAAATCGTAGGTAAAATAGATTCACAAAGAGAACAACAATCAGAACGAGTTAGAGATTTCATGAACTATCAAATCATGACTGTTATGAAAGAGTATGAACCAGAATTTGATCAGATGTTATTTTACTTACCACTATCAGGATCTACTTTTAAAAAAGTTTATTATGATGCAATCCTTGGAAGAGCAGTATCTAAATTTATACCTGCAGAAGATTTAATCGTTCCTTATTCTGCAACTTCATTAGAAGATGCAGATGCTATTATTCACGTATTAAAAATTTCTGAAAATGATTTACGTAAACAACAAGTAAGTGGTTTTTATAAAGATATAGAACTAGGTCAACCCGCAACTAAAACAGATCCAATAAAAGAAAAAGAACGTGAACTAGAAGGTGTTAGAATTGAAAGACAAGATAGTATTTACACTCTTTTAGAATGTCACGTTAATTTAGATATAGAAGGTTTTGAAGATAAAGATCTTCAAACGGGTGAGCCCACAGGAATTAAACTTCCTTACGTTGTAACGATTGAAGAATCATCACGAGATGTTTTATCTATTAGACGAAACTATAAATCCGACGATCCGCTAAAAAATAAAACTAATTACTTTGTACACTTTAAATTTTTACCAGGACTTGGATTTTATGGCTTTGGTTTAATTCACATGATCGGTGGATTATCACGTACTGCAACTCAAGCGTTAAGACAATTACTAGATGCAGGAACATTATCTAATTTACCCTCTGGATTTAAAATGCGAGGTATTCGTGTAAGAGATGATGCACAACCTATTCAACCTGGAGAATTTAGAGATGTAGATGCACCCGGTGGAAATTTAAGAGATGCATTTATGCCTCTTCCCTTTAAAGAACCATCAGCGACTCTGTTACAATTGATGGGTATCGTAGTTCAAGCAGGTCAACGATTCGCGTCCATCGCAGATATGCAAGTGGGTGATGGTAATCAAAACGCTGCTGTGGGTACGACAATGGCATTATTGGAGCGCGGATCGAGGGTGATGTCAGCGATTCATAAAAGATTATATGCTTCACTTAAAAATGAATTTGAATTATTAGCAAAAGTATTTGCAACTTACTTACCTCCTAACTATCCGTATGATGTTGTAGGTGGAACAAGAGAAATTAAAGCTGCCGACTTTGATGATAAGATTGATATCTTGCCTGTGGCTGATCCAAATATATTTTCACAAACACAAAGAATTAATTTAGCACAAACTGAAATGCAACTTGCAATGTCTAATCCACAAATGCATAACTTGTATCAAGTTTATAGAACAATGTATGAAGCGATTGGAGTTAAGAATATTGATTTAATATTACCTCCCCCACAACAACCCTTACCGATGGATCCTTCTATGGAACATATCAATGCCATGACTGGACAACCTTTCCAAGCATTTGCTGGACAAGATCATACTGCACACATTGAAGCGCATTTAAACTTTATGCAATTAAACATGATTAAAAATAATCCTATGGCAATGGGTATTATTCAAAAGAATGTTCTAGAACATATTTCAGTAATGGCTCAAGAACAAATTCAATTAGAGTTTTCTAAAGAGTTAATGCAATTACAATCAATGCAACAACAAGCACAAATGAATCCACAATTACAATTACAAGTTCAACAAATGACACAAGCTATTGAATCTAGAAAAGCAAAACTAATTGCTGAAATGACTAAAGATTATATGACTGAAGAAAATAAAATTAATGATGGTATGAATAATGATCCATTAGTTCAGTTAAAATCTAGAGAGATTGATTTAAGAGCTATGGAGAATGAGCGTAAGAAAAAAGAATCTGAAGATAGAATAAATCTAGATAAGTTAAAAGTTATGTCTAATAGACAAGTAGCCGATGAAAAACTTGAACAAACAGATGATTTGACAAAGTTAAAAATAGGTGTAGATCTTGCTAAACAAGGCATGCAAAACGCTAAAATAATTACTGGCTAATAACCAGTATTGTGGTATTTTAGATATTAGTATATATAAACACCAAGGATATTATTATGAAAAAATTAATGACACCAAGCCAAAAAAAAGTTGGTAAAGTTATGAGAGAATTTAAAAGAGGAGAACTTAATATAGGTCAATCTTCAAAAAAAGTAAAAAGCCCAAAGCAAGCAATTGCTATAGCATTATCAGAAACAGGAATGTCTAGAAAGCCAATGGCAAAAGGTGGTTCAGTAAATAGTTATGCAAAGCTTGAACAAAAAGTTCTAGGTAAATCAGTTGACGTTGAAATGACTAACCCACAAGAAACACAAATAGTTGAAGTAGGCGGACAAAGAGCAATGCTTCCAGAGAAAAAGCGTAAAGCAAAGTGGTATTAAGAAATGTTACCAATGCTTGGAGCTATTGCACCTTTAGCTAAAATTTTATTTAATACAATTGAAAAATCAGTTCCTGATAAAGATTTACAAGCAAAATTAAAAGCAGATCTACAAACTCAATTACTACAATCTAATACACAAGAATTACAAGCTGCAGCAAAAATTATTGAAGCTGAAGCAAAAGCTGGATGGTTTGCATCGAGCTGGAGACCTTTGTTAATGTACGTATTAATTTTTATATTAGTATGGAATTATATATTAGGACCCGTACTATTATTTTTTTTTAAAGCTTCTATCACTATAACTCTTCCAGGAGATGTTTGGACATTATTACAAATAGGTCTCGGAGGTTATGTGGTGGGCAGGAGCGCGGAATCGGTTGCACGCACTATGGCGAACAAACCGGTAAATAACAATCAAGAAAACGGATAAGGATATAACATGAGAAACGATTATAAAATAAGACCAAGACAATCACTTAAAAAAGGTGGAATGGCTAAAGGTAAATTTCCAGATTTAACTGGAGATGGTAAAGTAACTTTTAAAGATATTTTAAAAGGTAGAGGTGTTATTAAGAAAAAAGGCGGAATGATTATGGACGAATCTATGGCTCATGAAGGCGCTGAATCTATGGCAATGGAAGCAAAAGAAACTAAAATGGAGAGAAAAGGATTTAAAGAAATTAAATCAGGTAAGATGATAAAAAAAAGTAAAAAATAATGGCTAAACTTTGTGCCAGAGGAAAAGCTGCAGCAAAAGCAAAATTTAAAGTGTACCCTAGCGCGTATGCAAACATGTACGCGAGCGCAGTTTGTTCTGGAAAAATAGTTCCAGGAGGTAGAAAAAATAAAGCTGATGGTGGAATGCTTTCTGCAGGTGCTACTTTAGATAAAAGAAAAAGAGTTATTACAAAAAATAAAACAAATCTTTCACAACAAAGAAAAATGGTATCTAATTATAAACAAGGTGGTGTTGCCAAAGG